ATCGGGAGCGCTGACCACGTGACCGTCTGTTAGGGTTAAAGACACTGTTGGCTCAAAACCAACGCCGAGCTCGCCGAAAGGTCCGCTCCCCGTCTTTATAAACCCCGAAACATGATCGCCCTCGCGTATTCCATAACGCCAATTATCGCGTTGGAAAGCGTCAGCCCTCGTCTGCTCAATGGGAAACAGTGCGTGCAGTAAGACTGTGCTAGCACCCCCGTGACGAACGGAAACAGGATCTCTTGTAACAGAGTTCCAACCGGACGTTATAGGGAAAGCAATAGCATCATCTAAGAGATCATGGTCTGTGAGGAACCGATTACTCGTGTTCTCTCGGCCGCGACGAGTTGTATCAGAAGATTTATGAAGTGACATAGTCTCTTCAACTTCTGTGAATACTCGTGCCGCTCTAACGAATGTACCGTAAGCTTTTAGGAACTCCTTTGGGGGTTCGCACGGCTGCGGGTTACAAACGATTGAGCGATGATCATCAATGGATGAGCTTATTTGCTTTGGAAGGCCAGGAGGAAAAGCGCGACCCACGCGTGACATCGCGGCGAGCTTTGATGAAGACTTACGTGAACCGGCGAGATCGCCAGTCAGCAAAAGTCTAATATCTAGCTTGCCTTGTTTGTCTGCGAAAGGGAAACGTTGATCCAACGCCTTCGGTGCATCAGTCAATACTAGGTCGGGGTCTATCGCGAGATAGCGTAACCACGCTGAAAACGCCTTTAAGTTCGGTATAACATATTCGACCAACCTTTCGGGGCTAGAAGAATTATGTAAAAGCCAAACAAAGAGGCGATGCGCCGCTCGGATGCGTAGTACATCATTCCAGACTAATTTCCCTCCGCGAATGCGGATACGAAAGAAGTTAGGATGTGATAGTACAAACATCGCATGCAGCGCATTCAGTGTGAGTTCCACTGTCTTCTGATGAGACTTTGACCCAAGACGCAACACTCTGAGAGGGAATTGCGCAGAACTAAATCTGGCCTCCTTCTCAACCACACCATCTGACACATATGTGCGCCGCACGACCGGGTTAACGATCATGTTGGTCCGGCGACTTAGCGCATATCTTACCGCAGAAATCTCGT